AATATGGAAGACTTATTGATTGACTTTCTTGATTCAAATGTAGAACCTATAAATATAGGTCAACTATATAATCAAGACTTTCCTATTTATCCAGGGGAAGTACTAGTTATACAAGCACCACCTAAATCAATGAAGACTATGTTAATACAAAACTGGCTTTGTCAACTTAAAAGACCAACATATTTTCTTGAATTAGAAATGAGTTCAAGACAAATATACATGAGATTCTTACAGATACAGACAGGTATGTCAGAACAAGAAATACTTGACTATTACAGAAATAAAAGAAATGGTCTACATAAAGATTTTGAGTGGTTAACATTTGATACCAACAACTGTCATCCATTTGAAATAGAGAAAAGAATATCATCACTAGCACAAAAGCCTGAGATTGTAGTAGTAGATCATATGGGTTTGCTTAATACTAATCATAAAGATGCTAACATGAAGATGGAAGAGATATCAGAAGGGCTAAGAACATTGGCTATTAGGCAGAATGTAGTGGTAATAACTGTTTCAGAAATTAGCAAAGGTGCTATCAGAGAAGGCAATGTAAATGATATATCTGCTTCAAGAGGTAGCTTTAGAATTGCATACTCTGCTAATAAAATACTATCATTGCATGCTGATAGAGATAAAATGGATGGTAATAGAATAAAAAGAATAAGGGTTAAGACTGTAGCTAACAGAGAAAAAGAACAATTAAATCTTAGTCTTAGATTAGATGGTCTAAACATGATACAGGAAGGATATTAATGTCAAAGAAAAGAAGTTTCATAGATATAACAACTGATATAGTAATGGCTAAAGATGACTTTAGCCTTACAGACCAAGAGATAAAAGAAAAGCTAGCAGGTTTATATACTGAACTTTCTAGAAAAGAAGACGGTGTGTATTGGTTTTATAAAAAGCTAGACAAAGATATTGAGCTTGCTAAAGAATATAAAGAAAAGATAGAAGAAGAAATAAAGAAAAGACAAACAGCTCAAAAAAATCTAAAAAAACTAGTAATAGAGGCAAACAATACTGTTGATAAAATGCCTAAATACTCTGATTTTAATCCAATAAAGATTATGGAATCAACATCTGTTAATATAGTAGATGAATCTATAATACCTCAAGAATATTGGGTAGAACATAGAGTAGTAAAACTAGATAAGAAGAATCTACTCAAAGACCTTAAAAAAGGTAAGAAGATAGAAGGAGTAGAATTAAAGAAGAACCCTTATGTGAAAGGACTAAAGTAATGAATAATATTAAAAACCCATTTGCAGAAATTAAAAAAGTACCATTGTATGGAGATGATCTAAAGTCTTCTGCATATTCAATACAAATAAAAGATGAATTAGATTATAGTAAACCTTGGAATGAAGTAGGAATAGTTAGCAAAGATTATATGTTAGTTAATAATCAGCATATTACAGATATGGTAGAAAGTGTAATTAAACAATCAGATATAGATTTTGCTATAGATAAAACATTTTTCAATGGTAAACAGTTTATTAGATCATACAAAGCTGTTGATGAAATAGATGCAGAAGTTAAAGTAGGAGATAATCTAGGTGTAGGTGTAATGGTTAATAATAGCTATGATGGCACAACATCTGGTAGGTTCTCTATCTTTGCATACAGGTTATTGTGTAAGAATGGTATGATGTCTAAGAAAATATTTCAAAGTTATAGATTCAAACATACTAATAAACATGAGAACTGGGCAGAAGAATTAGAAAAAGCTGGAGAAATTCTTCAACATGCTAAAACAAATGTTAAGCAATTTGCTACAACTTGTAGTAAGTTAACTACTGATGCAATAACAATAAATGATATTGGTAAGATTAGAAAAAATTATTTACCAAAGTTATCTGTATCAGCATTTGGGCAAGTAATAGATCAAATATATAATGATGAGTACTATAAAGAAGATCAAATAATTACATCTTGGGATCTTCTTAATGCTTGCACTCATGTTCTTTGGCACAAAGAAAAACAAACAGTAGCTGACTATAAGAATAATGATTATGTCACTACCTCTTTGTTAAACTACAGTAAAGAACAACTTAATTAGTTAACAGAATTAGGGGCTGGATATCCTCCTTGATTATTTATCGCACAAGCCACAACATCCAATCAAAAAAATCCAGTCCCTATCATACTAGAAAGAGATTAAGTATTAGAAAAAGTACAGAGAAAAAAAGTAAACAACTAGGAATAAACTATGGAACAGCATCTAACAGATTAAAAAAGATGCTGTTTTTTAGTCTTGTTCAAAAGTTGGAACTTAATTATTGTTTAAGATGTGAAGAAAAGATAGAAAACTATAAAGAACTTTCTATTGATCATATAGAACCATGGCTAGATAAATCTAATGATTTGTTCTGGGATATAGATAATATAGCCTATTCTCATCTGTCATGCAATTCAGCTAAACAAGCTACATCTATAAGTAATCATCCTAGTTATGTAGCATATAGCATGGGATGCAGATGTGATGCATGTAAGATGTGTAAGAAGATGTACATAAAGTACAATAAATGGAGAAAAGATTATGAAAATAGCTAAATGTATGATATGTAATGAAAATGTTTATATATTAAACTGTCATTATCAATGTCAAAATTGTGGTTATACCATGGATTGAGAGGAAGACATTGATCAGGTTGATCAAAATGAAAGAGAAATAGTAAATGTCAAAGTTTCCAAAGAGAAAATTACAGAAAGCTAATAAAAAGAAAAGTATATATAAAGATAATAACACAAGTCATCAAAGAAGATTAAAAATAGCTAAAGAAGCTGCAGGTAACTGCTGGTGGATAAAAGCATTTTTAACAATGTATCCAAATAAAATTAAGAAGCAATCCTAAAACATTGTGTTTTGGGGTATAAAATAAGGAGAAGAAAATGGCAGGAAGTAGATGGAAAGACCTAGGAACAGGTTGGTTGAATAGATGGAAAAAACATGACCCTAGTGTAAAGAATAGTCCATTCTTTAAAGGCACTGCAACAATAGAAGGTAAAGAAATGTTAATGACTGGTTGGATAAAACAAGGTAAGTATGGAAAAGAAGATCAATCAGTATTTATAAGCTTTACAGAAGAGTCTAAACAAAATGAATCTAATAATACTAAAGCAGTTTCATTAGAAGATTTGTTCTGATGCCTAGCCCTAAGAGCAGCAAGGCAAAAGGAAGGAAACTGCAAAACATGGTCAGGGATGCACTGAGAAGTGCATTTCCTGATCTTGAAGAAGATGACATAAAATCACAAACTATGGGTATGACAGGAGAAGATATTGTATTATCACCTGCAGCTAGAAAAGTTATACCTTATAGCTTTGAATGTAAAAATGTAGAAAGACTACAGTTTTGGTCATCGGTAGATCAGTGTGAAGTTAACTGCAAAGAAGGACTATCTCCTATACTTGTAGTAAAGAAAAATAGAAAAGATCCTTATGCATGCATACCTATAGATAAATTTATTGAATTGATTAAGGAGTTAAATGACAGACAGAGAATGGAAAAAACTAACTAGACACATGGAATTAATTAAAAAGAATTTATTTACTTTAAATGATTCCAGATTACCACAAAGAACAAGAGATATGATGGTACAAAGAATAAAAGATAGAGAAGTTGAAAGAAGTAAATTAATACAGAAAAAATCTTAATCATCTTTTACAGCATTAACTATTGAAGGGCTAACAGCTCTAAATACTAATCTCTCAGGACCTTGTAAAGGCAGTAACGGTGTTACTCTATTTAGGAGGTCCTGTTCTTTTTCTTCTTCATGACTATCATTTAATAATTTTACTAACCATGTCATTAGATCAAAAAGTTCTCCTGTTCCATATCCTACTATTGGAATACTTTTTACTTTCCAACTTATTTCTTCCATTGTATCTTCTTCATCATCATTATTTAAATATGCATATATTAAATATATAGGTAATGCTAAAGAACTTGCTATACTAGATTTTATACCTTGAACTAATTTTAAAGGATTTACTGGTGAATCTAATCTATGTAATAATGTTCTAACAACAGGTCCAAGTGTTGAAAATAATAGTACTTCTATAAGTGTAGTAGTAAACATTTGAATCAATATTAAATTTCTTAATTTAGCTAACTCAGGATTTCTTTCCCATAAAGCATCTATTTTTTCTTGTCTTGATTTAATAATACCTTTACCTGATATATAGCTAGAATATGATAATGGAATTGAAGCACTTACTATGTCTTTTAAATCTTTACCTATAAGTTTAATTAATTTTAAAACCTCTTTTCCATGCAATCCATTTTTTGTTTTAATATCTAATGATCTATAATAATCTCTAAATAATCCTATTTCTGATCCAAATTTTTGTTGAGTATATGTTGTAAATCTAGTATGTAATCCACCAAAGTTTCTATTATACTGACCTAAAGTAGAGGTAGTCATCATCATGTCTACTTGTGCTACTTGCTGTCTTGATAGTTTAATTATTAAATCTATATCTTTATTTAAAATATCTAACTGTTCAGTTGTTAACTCATTATTTCTTTTTTTTCTTAAAGCATCAAATATATCTAAACCATCTTCTCTATTATTAATTAATAACATTCCACTATCTTGCATCATTTTCATAACAATAACAACAGTTTGTGATCTCATACCTTTTTCTTGTTTAGACATAGTAGCAAAATCAACAAAACCTTTTGCATTTCTTTTAACCCAATTATTTACAGTTTCATATAATTTTGTCTTTTTTCTAGATATTTTTTGAAAAATATTAATATCTTTTGTAATTGGATAAGAAGAAAAGTCTCTTGTTATAGCCCAGTTTGCATAATTATTTACAATATGTAATAATTTATTTTCTTTATCAGCTTTTAATTTAGCTTTTAAATTTGCAGGTAAATCAGGATCTTTTAATATATTTTTTATAGATGTTTCTAATAATTTTTTTACACCTGGAACTTGTTTAACAATATTAGTAATTTTATTTTTTAATTTTTTAAAAGCTACATCTTTGTTCATGCCTTTAGATAAATCATTATGATACTCTAAAGTATATTGTGTTATTTTAATAGCTTCTTCTCTAGTAGTAACTTCTATTTGTGATAAATCTCCAAATAATTCAGATGAAAAATAATCTGTCCAATCTGTAACACCTGAAGCTGCAACAACTTCATCTATTTCTTTTGTATATTCTTCATACATTTCAGCTGCATATTTTTGTCTTTCAGCTGAATAAGCTATCATTTTATTAAATATAACAGATCTTTGCAATACTGCAGTTCCTATGCCACCTAAATAACCACCTGTAAAAAATGAACTTAATATTCTACTATATTTATTAGCTTTCCATTCATTAATTTTAATTCCTGTTTTTTCATAAATTGTTCTAACAGTATTGCTATTACTTAAATTATATCCAAAAAAGTTACCTTTTAAATCTGGACTACTTAATACTGCTTTCATCTGTTCTAAAGCATAATCAACAGTTATAGGATTTGTAGAGGTATTAAATCTGTTTGTTTTATCTGTTCCAGATAATCTAACTCCACCCATAACTTCAATTGCTAAATTACTTTTTTCTAATGTTTGATACATTCTTTTTAAATAATTGTCATAAATATTTTTACTAAGCTTCATATTTCTAATATCAAAAGAATTTGAAATATTTCTAAAGTTTGCAGCATTTCTAGGACTATAAGTATTTTTACCAGAAAATATGTCAATATCTTGATCATTAAACATAGCTTGACTTCTTTGTATTTTTCTTATAGATGCTTCAACTTTTTTCTTAGAATTGTTTAATGATATTCTAACTTCTCTTTTTGTTGCAGTTTTTAAAGCTTCATTAATACCTTTTAAATCTTGTTCTTTATCATATAATAAATTTTGATACATAAAAAATATGCTACTATTATCATACTCTATAGGAAAACTATCTTTCTTTTCTAATATAGTTGACTCACCTGTTAAAAATGGGTCAGTAAATATTAATCCACCAAATGTATCTTTTAAAAATACAATAGAATCATAATCTTCATCAAATATTTCTTTATTAGTATTAGGATTTATATTGCCTGTTTTTACAGCATCAATTATAATATTTAAATACTTTTCATTATTTCTTGTATTAGGAATCCATCTATTTATTTCTTTTATATAATTTTGTCTTAATAATTCAAACCTTCTTTTTAAATCTTGAAATACTTTGTTATGAATATCTCTTCCTTTATCTATCTCCCTACTCATATTAATTAAATTATCTTGATTTAAATTATTAGTTAATAAATTATCATATAAATCTTTAGCATTTAATACAAATCTGACAGAGTCATCTAAATAAATTTTATCTTTTAAATCTTGTTTTTGACTACTATTTAAACTTTTACCATTAACATAATCTTTCATGCTAATAGGTTTACTATAATTATAAACTATATCTTTAGTAAGTTTATATCTCCAAACTTTATTTTCTTTGTCATAATAATAATACTCTGGATTAAATTTTTCTTTTGGATCTACTACAGGCTCATAATTAGAATGAATCATTACAGATGATTTTATATTATTATTTTTTATAAATTTTGCTCTTTCATCTGGAGATAAAGAATAAAGTTTTTTAGGATCAACTATTACTTTTTTTCCTTTATTATCAATATAACTATGTTCAATGTAGGTCCAATTATGCATCATCATGCTAAATAATTGAGTGACTCTAAATTTATTATCATCATTAAGATTACCTAATTCTTCAACACTTTGAAATATTTGCTTCATTCCAAAAGTAAATTTACCATCAGCCTCTTCTATTCCAAGCCATTTAGCTACATGTCCACTAACTTTACTTACATATGCTTCTGTAGCAGCCATTACTTTTGTTAATCCACCTGTAGGATCAAAGTCTTTTATTCTTGTACCTTTGTTAAACATTAATCTTAAATTGCCTGTAAATCCTTTAAAATACTTTTCACCTTTAGCATTATAAGTCTGTTCTATTTGTGAATACAAAGTATTTATAGTAGATAAAGGAGCTCTATCCAATGGTACAATAGTTGCACCTAAAGCTCTCTCCTCTTTAGTAAGTTTAGCTGATTTAACTGGTAGTATTTTGCTAGTATAATTATCTAGAAAACTTTTTAAAAGTATTTCATTACTACCTAACATAAGATGAATCTTAAAAATCTTTTTATATTTCTTGCGATTTAATTTTTTACTACTTGTACTATTAAATTTATTTATTTCTTTCTCTAGAATAGTATCTAATTCATTTTCAGTAACTAAAGTATTTGTAGGCAAGCTTTTTAATTTTTTAAAAACTAAATTAAAAAATTGTTGAGTGTTTTTTTCAATAGGAAACTTTTTATTAATTGCAGTTTGAACTAGATATTCTGTTACTCTTTGCTTATCAGAAGTTTTAACTGTGTCTCCTGACAATGGCTTACATATTTTAGGTATAATCCCTCTCATTATAATTGACACCCTTTATCTACTAATTTTTCATTATTTATCATATTTTTATCAGCTTGTGTTACATCTCTAAATAAATGATTATTATAATTTTTAATATACTTACTTATAGTTTTCTTATGCAATAACTCTAATGGTAAAAGTTTTTCTAATCTAGCTATATTTATTTGTGCAGGTTTTTTAAATTTAGTTGCTTTTACATCTGATCTTAGCAATGTATCTAAATACATAATAGTAAAAGCTTCCCATTTATCTTCTGTTTTAAAAGATTCTACATACCTAGCCACATTATCTCTAACTTTAAGAAATGTTTCATTTTGTTCCCACATTAAAGGCATTATTTTTCTAAACTCAAGATTATTAGTATTTAACATATTAATAAAAGTATTTATTCTACCTTGTATTAATTCAAATTCTTTAGGAAAAGCTTTATACTTTTCTTTTATTTCTTCTAATCTAGGCAATAATGTTTCAACTGCTTCTATATGACTAGCTAATAAAGTACTATTATTATATCTCATTATAGATACTTTATGATTAGTAGGATTATTTAATATTTTATTATTGTATATAACTGAAGGCATTGAAATTATAGATTCTAAAATAGTTTGTACATTTTTAAAACTACTTTTAGTTACATAGTTAGACTTTCTATTTTCACTATAACTTAAAACATTATTTGATTCATAAAGAATTCTATCTATATCATAACCACCAATAGTATAATCTCCCATATTTCTTACATCATAAACTTTTTTATACCTTGTCCATAAATTTCTATAAAGCTTATCATACAATTTTTTGCCATAGTTAAATCTGTCATTCATAACATCTTCTAGTGTTTTGCCTTTATATGCACCATTTTGGACTACAAATAATTTTTGTATTAAATTTCTTTGACTATAATTCCATTTGTCAAGCAATAAAAATTTAGCATTGTCTACAGATGCTTGTATATATATTCTTAACATATGGTCTACAGTATCTTTATATCCTGGTTTCATAAAAGATAAATCAACATTACCTGTATTCAATCCTATCCTAACACCATCTACATCTAAATAATTAAATGTCTGCTTTATTAAGCCATAAATACCTTGAACCTTTGCAACTTCTCCAATAGCTGACTCACCTTTTATCATTGCTTCAATCATACTAAATCTATCATCTTGTACAGCAGAGTTTATATTTTTACTAACAACAAATTCAGATAAATCTAATCCTCTTTTTAAATTTAAATATTCTTCAGATTTAAAATATTGTTTAAATACAGGATCTAACTTTTCACTTACAAAATGCAAGACTAGATGATCACCATCATGATCTCCTTCATATTGTCTAAATGTAGTTTCTGTATTTACTTGCACTGTTCCATCTATATTATGCACTCTTTTTATTCTAACATAATCTGCACCACCTATATATGGAATAGGACTTCTATATGCTAATACTCTAATATCATTATTAGCTAACCAGCTATTTAATTCTTCTATGGTAGGAGACTTCTTATTAGTTTCTTTTTTATACTGTTTAATAATTTGTGTAGCATCAGAGATTCCTATTGCTATTTCATCAGTATTTAAATCTTCAACATAATTAGGAGTCATTTGCAACATAACTCCATCTTGATTATCCATATTAAAAGCAGGATTAAATAGTTTAGACCTTATTAATGTTTCTAAGCCATAACTAGCTGCTGGATGAAATCCTAACCCACTATCTACAAAGTCATATAAAGCACTACTAAGTTGATCAGGAAAACTTCTTTTTAAAGTATTTACTAAAGATTTAAGACTACTAGAATCTGCTGTAGAATTAATTGTATTGCTCATTATCTTGTATGATTTACTATTTGTTCCAGCATATTCTTCTTTTATTATATTAATTAAATCTGTATTAAATAAATGATTTAACCATTGAAGAGGAAATTTAACTTTCTTTTTCTTTTTATTAACCATTTTAATTAAACCAAGGCTACTACCTTTAACTATAAAATTATTAGTATTATACTTACCTTCAGCTTTTTTAGCTTCATCATTAGTTAGTATCATATCAATAATAGTTTTACCATCAGCAGCTATAATATTGTTTGAATTATCTACTCTTCCTATTAAAGTATCTCCATCATATATTTCCAAACCTGCTTCTGGTATACTTTGTTGGTGCTTAATCATTAATAAATCAACATCTTTAATGTTTTTTAAATTACCTTTGTTATCTTTATTTCTACTTACATCATATATAATAGTTTTAAGATGTCCTATATTAGGATTTAAACCAAATATATTAGCAATAGTTTGAATAGTATTTCTACTTGTTAAAGTATTGCCATCTCCTATATAAGTATCTCCAACATCTGCAATTTTCTTTATTCCTTTTACAGATTTACCTTTATATCTAAAATTAATTTTATCTGTATTAATATAAAAGGTATTCAAGTCAGGCATTTCATCGCTGACATAGGATGGAGTCAAAGGTATTTTAATTCTTTTTAATACATTCTCAAAAGAATCTTTCATGTAGCCTGGAAACAAAGCATTAGTATATTCAAATGAAGCTATTTCTTTTTCTCTTTGAATTTTATCTTTTATTGATAAAAATGTTGTATTTTGATCTTTGGTTATATAACCTTTTTCTAAAGCATTGTCCCAGAATGTTTTATAAGATTTATCATCTTTAGCATGATTTTTGTGTATAGGTGATATATCAGCTAAATATAATTTTTTATTATCACCTCTAGTAAATATAATAGTCTTATTTCTCATAACTGCAGATTTTTGCAGTTTAACTAAATCATCAACATTTAAAAACTCATAAGATTGAATTAAATTTCCATCAGCATCAGGAACAAAAAACATAGAGGATCCACTTCTGCCATTTAAGACAGACATACCCCTGCTCATACCTGCTATATGTGGTATATTATGTGAAATCCAATTTGTTAAAAACTTTGCTTGTTCTTGTATAAATCCTTTTTTATACTGCTTAGTATAAACTCTTTGACTCTCTGCAATATATTTATAATCAAATATAGGAGATTCTTTGCTACCTCTTCTTATAAGAGTAATAGGATTAATTAACTTATGAGCTATACCTCTATTAGATTCTACTTGATTAGTAGTTACATAATATAATCTTCTAGCTCTTCTTTCTTCATCTTTAGTTAAATCTTTTTGCAACTTACCTTTACTATTAAGTAAAGGTATAAAATTGCTAACTTTCCAATCAGCATAACTTTTACTTCTTGCAGCTTCAAAAAGTTTAAATGCTTCATTTCTATATATATCAACATTAAATAAATTTAAAACTCCAATAGCATATTCATTACCATTAGATCTAGAATCATGCTCTCCTTCATGCAAAGCTATTTCATTGTCTAAAAAGTTTTGCAGTGTTTCTATTGTAGCTACACTAGTATTGTATTGAATAGGATTATGATTTAAAGGATTAGTTTCTAATGATTTAGCTATTCTTTCTTTTATAGAATTAAAACCTAGTATATTAGATTCTTTTCTACTTGATAGCCAATCTCTAAAGTTTTCTCTATATCTTTCAGGTAGATTAGATTCCATAATATCTATATATGTATTAATATCTAGCATACCATCTTTTATTTTTAACAAAGCTATTTCAAAAGATGAATCAAATGCTTTATTTAATACTTTTCTAAATTTAGATGTCCTAATTATTTTTTGAAAATCTATTGTATCAAACTCTAATAGTTGAAATAAATCTTTTTCTTTCATATCATAGCTAAAGAATCTTTCAGATATTAAATTGCCTAATTGTTTATCTGTCAATGCCATGCCAAAAAAGTTTTTTAATTCATTTCTAAATTTTCTTAACCATGTTTTAAATCTAGATAATAATTTTTTATCTTGTATTTTATTAGCATAATACTCACCCATGTATTGTACTAATTTTTCTTCACTACCAAATCTTTTTATACCTTCTTTAATTATAGGACTATCTTTCATTATTCTAATAAATAAATGCCCATATTCATGAGGTATTGTATCTAGTGTAGCTTTACCTTTAGACCACTCTACAACAGCCTTAAAAGCTCTACCTGCTACTTCATTGCCTTCTTCATCTAATACTTTTTCTAATTCTTTTTGTTTTATATAAGGAAACTTCTTTTTTAATCTTTCGGCTAGTTCTTTTGCAGTTTGTTTATTGTCAACAACTTTCTTACCTTTTTGAGGCTTTTGATAATCTATTTGTTGATTTTTAATTTTTTCAATAGGTTCTTCTATAATTTTACTTACATCATCTCCAATTACTTCTTCAGCTGCTTTATATTTCAAATCTCCTTTTTTAACTAAAGGAACTATTTTCTTTTTTCCTTTATTTATAATATCTTGTAACTTCTTTTTAGACTTTGAATCATCAAGAATTTCTTCTGGCAACCTAGAAGGCTCTTGATTGGATATTGCTGTTAATATTTGCTGTTTATTTAAATTATTAAAATTAGGAATATTTCTTGCTTTAGCTACTCCTCTTAATTCTTCTAAACTTTTATTTTTAGATTCTTCTATAAATTTATCTTGTCTTTTTTTTCTTTCAGCTAAAATAGCTGGATCAACACTAGTATCTACAGTTTTTTCAGGTGTTACACCTAATGATTTTTCTAATTCAATTTTATCTTTTTGTAATTTAGCTTTTAATTTACCAGTAACATTGGTTTGCAGTTTTTTATTAACATCATCAAGTTTAGCTTGCAATACATCCAATTCAGGTTGTTCTGTTGGCTTTATAACTTCAGATGTATCTGGAGCTTTTTCTATGACAGGATCATCTATTCTTTCTACACCTTCAGGTGCTATTGTTTCACCTAAAGTTTCTTTTATTTGTGCTAGTTGATTATCAGATAAAACATCTACAAAATCATTATTTTCTATATTAAATAATATATCACTTCTTGAAACTTCACCAAGCTCACCTCTATCTATTATTCCTGGATCTTCAATTAAATGTTCAACAGCTAATTCAAATCTATCTGATGGATCTAAAACTTGACCTCCTCTATTTGATATATTTTCAATATTAATATCATCTTGCTCTGTTAAGCTTTCAGGACCAAATACAAAGTCTTTTATATTAGAGACTTTATCAACAGTCATTGGATTTACTACAGCTGGAACAGGAGCTGGATCAACACCTATATCATCATTTATAGCTTGATTTATTTCTTGATTTTTTTTATTTCTTAAATCATTTCTAAATCTTTTATTATATCCTTGTCCAAGTTTATTTAAACCACGACCTAACTTTCCTAAACCAAATCCACCTAAAGCTCCAGACCAAAAACTTTGCATCCTATCTTTATAATTTTCTTCTGATACATCTCCATACAAATCTTTAGCAAAATTTTTAGCTGCTAATTCTATATCTCCATCATACTTATCATATACATTGCCTATTATTTCAGCAGTAGTTTGTTGCATACCTTCTTGAAGACCTTCTGAAACAGCTCTTAAACTTTGATCTACATTTCTAAGTCCAATACTTGCAGCTTTCTTTGATATATTAATTGGAGTAAAAGTTCCACCTGTTCTTTTTATATTATCATCTATTTTATCAGCTATATTTTCTATAAATTTTTCTTTAGTAGCTTTTTTAGTAAATCCAGCAGTCTTAGCAATAGAATTTATTTGAAATCTTTCTATTAAACCTGAAAGTAATCCATAGGCTGTAGATGCAGCTAAAGCTGTTTTACTTACTGATGCAGGATTAAATACTTCACCCTTGTCTTCAGATTTTTTTCTTAATCTTTCCATAGCTGTATTATATTCACCACTACCTTCCATAATAGCACCAGTAAGAAATGCTGGAGCACCATAATATACAGCTGCAGCAAATGTACCAACAGATGGTGCTAATTCACTTACTGCTCTTGTTGTCATGCTAAAAGGATATTCAAAGGCATTTTTTAAACTATATGGTGTATTTTGAGTCCATTCTAAATAACCATGAAGATTTTCACTATTTTCTACATAATTATTAAATAATTTGTCACCTTCTTCTTTTAAAAATCTAGATTGATTATGATAAAATTTAGCTACAGAACTATCCCAGTCTTGTCCATTAGCTAGTTTTGTGCCTTTATAACTTTGATATTTATCAAATAAATCATCAATTTTACCAATAGGTGTAAAAGGGATTAAATCATCTAATCCTAATTGATTAGCTAAATATTTTTTAGAATCTTCTATAGCTTCTAATCCAGCAGCTCCAAAGCCTAAAGTACCTGTAGCTATTTCTTTTACTATTCCTGCAGCACCATAAATTGTATTATGTAGTGCACCAAGAGTTTTATCAAAAACATCTAAATTATCTTCATAATAATCTAGTATGTAATCTTTGTAGTAGGGATTGTTGTCTAGTTCAATTTGTGCAGCTTCTAGTGCACTAACATCATTAAATTCATCTGGAAATTTTTGTTTAAGTTCTGTTCCAAATTCCTCTAAAGTAAAATGTCTTTTATTAGGATCATATACCATTAATTAAGGTTGTTATTGAAGGCCTCTAGTATCTTCTACAGATTCATTAGGTGGATAAATTGTTTCATATCCTGGTAAATATTTAATATTATCTGACATAAGTTTATAGTAGTATAATTGACTCTTTATTGCATTAAGCTCTTCTGTTAATGTACCTTTAGTAAAACCACCTAAATCTAATTGATCTAAATTTATTATATCATCATCTAGCCTTGTTATAAAATTATCTAATACAGCTCTTTGTTCTGTTCTACTTGTAGCTTGATTGTATCTATTTACTACATTTTTTAAATCTCCAGCTCCAATTTGATTTTTAGAACCAAATTGTAAAAGTTTTATTATATTACCTTCTACTATTTGCATATCATTATCAAGAGATATAGCAGATGGTATTTCTTTTTTATCTCTATTAATATAAATTAATTCTTGAACTTGTTTACCATATCCACCTGGTCTTTTCTCTATTGCTATTTCATTTCTTTCTTTAGCTTTTTTACTTGCATCATTTAATTCATCATTAAATCTACTCATGCTTTTACCATTGCTTTGTAAATATTCAGCTTCAATGCCAGCTTTTATTGCTTTATATTCTGTTAATTTTTGTTTGCTTTCTCTTGTTTCTAAATCTATTAAAGTTTTACCATAGTTAAATTTTTCTTCTAAAGTTGGTATTTGTTGTAAAAATGCAAGTTGTTCTAATTGTCCTTCTGCAGTGCTTAAATCAAATCTAGGTTTTAATTCTAAATCTTGATAATTTTTTAATAATTGAATAAAATCAGCTTCATTAATTGTTTTGTTTTTATCAAAATCCTCTACACTTTTAGCAAAATTTATACCTTGTTGTTGAGCTGCAGATATTCTATCAATAATATTTAAACTTTCATTTAAATAATTTAAATTATCATTTAAAATATTTATACCCTGATCTAAATCTTGAAAATCTTGTAAAGATTTAATAGATTCTCTTAAATTTTCTGATTTAATTAAAGTAGATAAAGCTTCTCCATCCTCTGTTTTGTCTTTAACCAAATCATATTCTTCCATATTTATATTAGATTTTAATAAAGCATCTCTTTTAGTTTCAATACTCTTTATCATTCTGTCTCTATCAGATATTAAAAGATTTAATTTAGTTTGATTTGTAGCTTGTTCTTCTCCTAGTTCAGCATTAAATTCAGCAAGTCTTTTGCTTGATTCTTCTCTTGCTTTAATCATATCAAATTCATGCTGTCTATTCTCTCTTGTTCTTCTAGCTTCATTTATCATATCAGGTAATTGATATTCTAAAAATATAGCTAATGGATCTTGTGTATATTTTTCTGCCATTATTGTGATAACATCCCTAATAATTCAAATATTTCTCTTTTATATGCATCTTGAGCTGCTTTTATAGAACCAAGTTCTGTTAACTCTGCATCAGATTTATCTAATTCTAATGATTGTTTTGCTAAATTTAAAGGCCTTATAGTATCAGACAGACTAGGCTGAGTTCCACCAAAACCAGATTGTCCCAATCTGCCTTGTTGATATACTTGAGACAAAATATTTCCAGCCTGACCTTGATATTTTGATATAGCATCTGTTTGAGCATCTCTTTTTTTTGCAGCAGCCATTTTTTCTCTAGTAGGATCATATGCTTCAAAATAAGCTAATCTTGATTCAGGTATGTCTAATTCTTCCATTAAAGGCAAAAGTCCTGGTGCAAGATTTTCAACATTATCAACAGTTAATGTTTGTTCTCCACCTATTGTAGGTGTACCTGGTGTTATACCTAATTCTTCCTGTAAGCTTGGATGTCCTGGTTCATGTGCCATTACTTACCTCCTACTTTAAAAGTTCCATATGCTGTATCAATTGTATCGCCTACACTAGCTACATCTGTAGTTTCTTTATATAGATCTGGAAATAATTTTTTTATATCATCACCAAATAAACCTGTTTTTTCAAATTCTTTATATTTAGCTACAGTTTTAGGAGCTACTTTAGTAAGTCCTTCAGTTACTACACCTGTTACTTTATCTACACCTACAGCTTGTACAGGCTGTACAATAGATTGTATTAGCTGTTGTCTATCTAAATTCTTTTGAGCTGTTTTTAAATCTTCAACTATTTCTTCTGCTGCATCAGTTGCAAATCCTTTTTCTGATGCTTTTTTAATTGCATCTGTATCAACTTTAGGGCCAAATGATTCACCAATATTTCTACCAACAAATCCTGCTAACATTCTTGCTCCTAAACCCAATGCAAGAGGTGCTCCTGTCCCAATTAAAAGAGGAACAGCAAGAGATCCTAAAACTCCACCTATAGCTGAAAATAAACCTTTATTTCTTTGTCTATTTTGTTGTTTTCTAGCTTCTTCTTGAACAGCTTCATAATCAGCTTTTATATCTTTTTGTAGTAGTAATTTGCCTTTACTCATTTTTACATCCTTTTTGTAGCTTAAAAGATACTAAATATTACATCTTTATTCAATATATTAATCTTCAGGTTTAAATGCAACCCATTTGTTTCTAAATTTTAAAAATAATCTTATACCTTTTCTAGTTAATCTAGCTGTCAAATCTCCATCTTCTCCTTCTGATGATATAGGAGTTCCATTCTTTATGGATATTCTATCCATTTTAGCATTTAATTCATTTGACATTAATCTGATGTTAACTTTGGTTTTAATAATCTATAAAAAATTTCTACATCTCTAACAGTAAATGAAGCATTAGCAGTTCCAGAATTTTTTAACATAAATTGAAATGACTTGCATGTTATAGGTGATGCAAAGTTTAAAAAACCTGTTCTGTAACTACCTACTTCTCTCATAGACAATGATCCTACTATAAATACATCTGTTGGATACCCATCTACAAGTCCTGATGGCCTATCATTTGTTATAACTATATAATATCTATTACTAGTATTTAATGCACTAACAGTATTAATAGTAGCTACATTAGGTGAATCATAATTTAATGTAGCAAAATCTGCTGATGCTCCATCTATTCCATCACCTTCTAATGGTACAGATTGTGGATATGTACTACCTGAGTTGCCATCATAGCCTGAAATATCTTTTAAATTAGGTAAAGCTGTGGAAGATGTTCCAACATCTATTAATCTTACTTTTATACCAACACCTATAGTATTGCTTAATTCTACTTGTATTTGATGTTTTACATTATTTGATATAGTAATATAATGATTGCCACTAGTATTAGTTTGATTGCTAGTAATAAGTCCACCCGATCTAGTAACAGTAGATGTTCCAGAATTATATACAATATTTCTAGGATATTCACCACCTGTATTATTAATAGACATAAAAGCTGATTGTAAATTTATATTATTTATAGTAGTTGTGCCTGATGAGCCTGAATTTAAAAATTTAATTTTATATGTAGTATGACTTGTAGTTGGTGTAAATGAAACTGTTTTAACTCCAGTATTAGTATATTGAGATGGAGTAGCTAATGTAGTTTCTCCACCATCTTCTATATTTAATCCAATAATTTGTATAGTCATATTTGTTGCTATAGATGCAATATTAAATTGCAATACATGAGGTGCATGACTTGTTATAGCAGATGTAGTGCTAAATGTATGTGTAGCTACAGCATCACCAGATCCTGTAAACACAAACAAATTACCTGCTATACTTAAAAAAGATGCACCAGATGCTATAGTCCAATTTGATCCAGTAACATCAGTTTCATATTGTATATATGCTTTATCTCCTACTACACCACCTTCATTGCATTGAGAGCCTTGTATTAAATAGTGATTATTAGATGAATCATTTACTTTATAAACACCATTTTCATAAAACTTTAATATTTCTGTAGATATAGATCCTACTTCTGCTTCTATTATGCCACTGCCATTTAACTCGCCTTGACTACTAACAAATGTTTGAGCTATTTCATCATCTCCATTTATAGCAAAAAAAGGCTGTATACCTGTTGATGGTTGGCTAGTAGAATAAGTAATTCCTACTTTATATATCTTTTTATTAATTCCTGGAGAACCAAAATTTAAATCTTTAGTAGCATAAACACATTCATCTTTAGAGGTTGACAAAGGATTCCAATAAGACAAAGTTAATTTATCATCAGTTGCACTTGTTCCATTATAATAGCCACCAGTTTGTAAAAGCTCACCTAAATTATTATTAATAAAATTACTTCTAACTTGATAAGTATCCATAGCTCCTGCATGAAAAGACCATGCACCTGATTTAAAACTATATATCCAACAATCTTTAGGTCTAGAAGGGGCTTCTTTAGCTATATTAAAAGCCAATATCAACTGGTCTTGTTTTTGATAATAACCTATAGAAGGCACATTATTATAATCTTTGTCAGAGAAATTCCATAACATATTTTTTTGATAAGATTTAAGTTGACCTTGTTTAAGTATTTTATTATCAACTAAATTTATTAATTTATTATTTTCTATAATAAAACAACCACTAGGATTAACCCAACATGCACCATAGTTTGTGCTTACAGCTTGACAAGGATTTTTTATACCAACATATTGAAAACTTTGTTCTATAAATTCTGCACCAAATTTTGAAACATTTAAAACTGAAACTGAATTTTCTTTAAATACAATTAATTTGTCACCACTAGCTATAAGTTGTATTATTTTATCTCCATCATCAGCTCCAATATCTAAAAAATGAGTTTCAGGAAATGTATCAAATTGAGGCTTGCCTTCAAAGTTTAAAGGTGATCTCATAATTCTATCATTAAAAACTTCACCATTGACTTTAACATTGCCTATATAAACTCTTTTGCCTATCATAGCTGCACAATTAAATTCTGGATTTAAATCTTCATTTGGACCATATCCATTTATATCTTCATATGTTACAATTTTAGGTGGATCAGCAAATAAAAATCCTACTGTAGTTCCATTTCCACCTAAATTTCCTGTAACAGAATCAGGACATTCATATGTTTCATGATCTGATTCAGATATAAGATCCCATTCTTCATAAGAACTTTCATCAACTTTTTTACAGCCTTTAATAAAGTCTATATCAAGCATATGATACAATGTACCATGACCATCATCTGGATCAGAAAAATAAAGTCTACCACCTGTTATTCTAGGATTTAAAAGTAGTCCTGTAGATCCACCAGTAGTAGAAATATATCCATTAGTAGTGGCCTGAGCATTATCATCATTTTCAGAATATGTACAGCTTACACCTACAGTCAAAGCTTTATTAGCTGATAATACATTTGTAGTTCCAACACGAAATGCACTAGATTCTTGTGATCCATCATAAATAAAAGTACCATAAAACCTATATGATTTAGCTGCCCATGTAGCTCCAGATAAAGTTTGATCAAATCCAATTTCAAAATGCAAACCTTCTTTTCCAGATGCAGAAAAAGTAATATCACTACCACCTGATGCATCTTGAAAATTTATAGTCATTTTACCTGGCTTTTCACTTCCTACATCTTGTGTATAGCCTGATGCAGATGGAGGTAATATTTTAGCAGTATCTTGATACCATCTTTTATGATTTCTAAATGCTGTATAAGTAGATCCATCCCCATCAAATAAAGTTCTATTTATAAAACCTAGATATCTTCTATGAAATGTTGATCCACCCACACCTTCTGTATGTGCTGCAGATATCCTTAATGCATTATCACCATAATAGTATACAGGTAAAACATAAGGCTTTGTACTTATATCAGATCCAGCTACACCAGCCCTTGCACCTGTAGCACCATTTATATTAGTAGTTAAAAAGAACTTATTAATAGGGTCATATATTTTAACATATTTATTATCTTGAAATACATAATAACCTATTCCAGATGAAACTTCATTAGGATTACCATTACTAAGATATGTATTTTCAGCAGATAACATTGTATAATCTGATCTAAAATAATATAATCCATATCCTGATGTATGATAAGCATTGGTAGTAGCTAATGCTAAAGATGTATCAGAATCATTATAACTTAAAGGCTTTACCATCATAGTGCCTGAAAGTCTAAGCCTGCCTCTTATATTAGGTATAAAATTATTTAAAGCTGTAGATTCTTCATCTTTTATATAAGCTGGATCAGCTTCATTATTTATTCCACCTGTTAATAATGGTATTTTAAATACTTTTGGTGGCATTAAAGTTTTTCTATCATTGCATTTTTTACAACATCTTCAATAGAGTCATAAATAGCATTTAATACTTTTTCTTCTGTTTTTTCTGATATAAAAGGGATATCAACATTTTCATTTAGTTTATCAACAATTTTTTTCTGCAACTCATCATCAAATATTTTATTAATAATCTCTTCTTTATTATCAGCTATCATACTTTTTAAAAAACTCATTTTGTCTCCTTGTTTTGATATATGTTTTTTTCTAGTTCATTTATTCTTTCTCTAAGTTGAAAGTTATCTATTTCCAACTTATCAATTCTTTTATCTGCATCATTAGGCTTATATACATAATCTTGCATAGGTTTAATAGTTTTACTCATCTCTTTCAATATCAAAGGCAAAAGCTTTGACAGTAATGTTTTTACTAAGACTGCTTGTATCATTTTAGTTCCTTATTTATTTTAATTAACATATATACTAAGGTAGCAAGAGCTGCTAGTGCACTCATAATAGGAGGCACATACTCTGTCCAATGCAATGCGCTCCCTGCAATACCAACTCCTGCTGTTTTTAATGTATCTAACATTAGACCTCTAAAGACCTTTTAAACCAGCCATACCAATATTTCTCTAAGCTAGGTTTCTTTTTTATTAATGTAGCATAGTACATAACTCTATAAGATTGTGCTCTCTTATGTTCTACTTTTTCTATAGCTTTTAATGTGTTTGGACCTATATATCCATCAACTTCAATGTCTTTAGAGTTTTTGTTATTAGCAGCATTTTGCAATACTCTTACAGCTGTTCTTTGCCCCATATTAATACACATATCAAAATAGATATACTTTAGTTGATCAGGTATAGAATCAACTTTAGTCTTATCCCAATAATCTTTTTTATATATAGCCTTAGCATCCTCTAATGTTAAGTCTTTAATATTGACATCTGGATAAGCTTTTTTGCTTATACCATATTTTGTTTCACCACCAGGATCAGTAGGATCATTTACATATCCACCTTCATGATTTAAAACTTTATCTATTATCTGATTGAACTTTGTTAGATGACCTATCATCTTTTTTCTCCTTTTTAAAAACATATTTAACAGCTGATGATATATGAAAGCAAGGTAGGGGAGTCATTGATATGTTATATTTTTTCATTGTACCACTCTTTCCATTTTATTTTTATTGCAATATATATTAAAAATATAGGTATAGCTAAAAAAATACTCTTGACAAAAGCTATCAGTAAAGTCACTTTCTTTTTTCCCAATATTTTTTTCTAGCTTGTTTTTCAAAACAATTGTCTGTAGAGTCTATAGGAGTAAGTATCCACTTACCATTTTCTTTATAAAAATCTCTATCTTCCCAATTGCAAAAAAATCCTTCACTACTATAAGCTTCATCTACTCTTGGATATTGACAATTATAATATTCACCTACACCAACTGTAAAACTAACTAATGTAAGCCAAGTTAAAAACAACATTACTTTTTACCTCTTTTTTTTATAGGTTCATCATCTCCCCATAAAGGACTTTCAGGAGTTTGTGACTCCATCTTGACACCATGACCACCAATTTTAATTTTGTTTCTATCCATAGATACTTCCATATCTTTATTAGCTTGATCTTGCAAATGATGCACTAAATCTTTAGCTACAACAGCTAATGGGTCTTCAGGTGCAGGTGGTACTACCATTCCATTAAGAACATTAATTAAGCCTATTGTAATAGTAGAAATAAGTCCAGTCACAACAGCTAATTGTGATTCACCTAAATAATAAGCTGCTGCTATAAGCATACAAGCCATAATAAGGATAGTAGGTACAGAAAATACACCAACCCAGAATCTAAGCTTATCTATCATAAGTCTTTTAGCTGCAGCTCTTTCTTTTTTCTTTTTTAGTATTTCTTCTTTACTTAAAGCCATTTTATTCTCCAGTAAATGTTGATGAGTTTACTAATGTTTGTGCTTCTGTTTTAGTTAATACTGAGTTATTAGGATATGCTAAACTAGCACCTAAACTTGTTATAGCTGATAGTTCACCTGTCAACATAGAAAACTCTCCTTTAACAATGATATATGCTCCATCATGAGATTCTTTAGGTGCACCAAGCTTACCTGCAAATGCAGCTTCTTTCCAAGTTGGAGTATAAGCTGTAGTTGTATCTATCTCACCATCATCTGTGTATGTATAATTATTCCAACCTAATTTAGGTTGTAATATACTTGGTATTGCACTTTCATAAGTTGCTTTGTTTAAACATATATACATTTCATAATGTGCCATCTATACTCCTAACTATTCTTGTGTTGGCTCTTGCCATTTTTATAATTTTTTGTTACTTCTGCTAAAGACAATGCTTTATCATATATTCTTAAATCATCTAAAAAACCTTTATACATTTGACCTGCAGCAACACTATATGCACCAATTAATTTTATTTGCATTTGACCTGTACTAGATAAAGTTCCATTGCCTGTACCAACTGCATCTATATATGGCTTTATAGTCCCCTGTTCTTTTACTAATGCAACATGGCTCCATTCATATATAGATTTTCTATTATCAGAATGTATGCTAAAACTACTATTTACACCACCATCACGATAATAAATAGCAGACATTTTACCATCTATAACAGTACTAGGTATTCTTATTTGATTTGTACCTGAACCAAACAACATATTGTCAATTAAGCCACTACCTACATGTAATTGTGTTTTTTTAAACCAAAACTCTATAGTAAAATCACCATCTAGATTAATAATTCTTTCTCCTGGAAATGCTGCATATTCTTGTCCTAAGAAATGTATAGCACCTTTACTAGGATGAACTATATTATTAGAATAGCCTTGTGTGCATAGATTAGCTGTTGCTCCTTGTTGAAAAAATATGTGGTCAGGAGTTCCATTTATAGTACAATTATTACTATTAGTAGATTGGTCTTTCCACTTACCTTCACTATTTAAATTATTATTTTTCCAATAACCTACTAAATTTGAACTAGATTTTATAGTCTTGCTGTATTCTACTAAATCATGAGGTTGACCACTATTATATAATAATCCTATTTCTGAGCCACCTAGACTTAAACTAAAATCTGCATTAAGTGATTTATTAAATATAGCTATTTCATCAACTATAGTTTCTGCACCACTTAAAACAGGTGAGCTATCTCCTAAATATCCTATACTTATTCTATCTATATTTTCATAAGTTACAGAATCATTATTTTCATTATCTGTATTTTGAGAGCCATTAATATATAAGTTTCTATCTGTTGCCGATTCAAAAACTGCTACTACATGAACCCATTGATTAGTATATGTAGAATTACTATTAGTATTTTTAACACTCGTATTAGATGCTTGAAGATAAACTTTATCATCACTACCTAATGCTATACCAAAAAAGATATTAGCTGCATCTTTATCTACTAAATAAACACCATAAGCTGCATCATCACCCTTATATATCCAACAAGACAAACTAAAAGGATAGCTTAGGCTTGGAACAGTATTACTAAAAACTCCATCACCAGCAAAAGATTTAATACATCCATCCATAAATCCTGTTTGTGGTATGTATTGTTGTTGGTCTGCATCTGTCCATCCTGTTGCTATTCCTACCTCTTTAACAGTAACACTATCTATAGAGCCATCAAAATCACTTGTAGGATTTATATCTATTATTCTATTACTAGTACCTCCTGCAGCAAGTTCAATACTACCTGATGCAGTTTGTGAAGAACTTGCAGCAGCACCACCTAAAGCAAAAGTAAGACTACCTGCTGTTCTATCTGCTATAGTAAAGTCTACTTGATATGTATTACCATTTACTAAATCACCTGAACTTCCTGTATATCTTAATGTATTAGCATTTGATGTATTGTGCACAGCTTTTGAATTGCTTGAGTCATTTATTGTCCATTCAGTACCTACACTACCTGAAACTACAGACCAATTAGAAGTTGCATCAAAACCACCATTCCCTCCTAATTTATCATCACCCAAAAAAGTAGTAGTACCATGAGCTTTTGTAGTATTATTAGTACCTGCTGCATCAAATACAACTGTTTGTGGATGAGTTACTCCTGTATCATTCATAGGATACCATACTCTAAGATTAGATGGTAAATGATTTACAGGATTTTGAGATGTTATTAATTTTTCAGGATTTAAATAATCATATGTTACATCAGCAAGACTCCATACAGTATCCCATACTTGAAAGTCAGACATTTTACCTGCAAAGTCAGATGTGCCTCCAGACCTATTTGTCCTTCCTATAGTTAAATCAGTAGTTAAGTTTGCACTAAAAATAGAATTTGATGCACTAGATGCTATTAAAGCACCATCCATATATATTTTAAATCCTGCATCTGTTTGACTTCCATCATATGTAGCTACAATACGATGCCATTGTCCTTCTATCAATACTACATTATCTGTTTTTTGACCTAAGATATCACTATAGTCATTATTATACATAGTAAAAGTAATAGAACCATTATAATTACCTAAAAATTTACTATTTTGATTTGTATCAAATACTGCTATAACATCTTGATTAGAGCTTATATCATCAACATTAACCCATACAGCAACAGTCATAGCTGTAGTAGCTGTAGAGTTT